GGGTTTGTACCCTACACTATCAACTGGTGGACGCTGCATTGCTCTTTCAACCCCCAATGGTGTTGGTAATTGGTTTCATCAAAACTATGTTGATGCTGAGACGGGTATGAATGATTTCTTCCCAACAAAAATTTTCTGGCACGCACACCCCGACCGTGATCAGGCATGGTTTGATAAAGAGACAAAAAACATGTCACGTCGGGAAATCGCACAGGAACTTGAGTGTAATTTCAACATGTCTGGTGAAACAGTCATTCACCCCGAAGACCTTGAGAGGCTTGAGGCTGGCATCGAAGAACCAAAATACAGAACAGGCTTTGATCGCAACCTTCATATTTGGAAAAACTATAACCCAGAATCTTCTTATTTGATCGTGGCTGACGTTGCCCGTGGCGATGGCACAGACTTTTCGGCATATCATGTCGTTGATGTGACCAGTATGGAGCAGGTGGCTGAATACCAAGGAAAGACAGACCTCGACATGTTCGCCAGCCTTCTGGATGATATAGGTAGACAATATGGCAACGCCATGTTGGTGGTTGAAAATAATAATGTTGGCTACTCTGTGCTTACAAAGCTTGCAGAGAAACAGTATCCAAATTTATATTATTCTGTCAAGTCTACGCACGAGTATATTGAACAGCATCGAGCAGAACAAAGAAGTGGTTGTGTGGCAGGGTTTACGACCTCGATGAAAACTCGACCACTCATTGTTGCTAAATTAGAGGAATTCATCAGAAACCAACTAATTACTGTGCGTTCTAGAAGGCTCTTTAGTGAGTTGACGACATTTGTTTGGAATAATGGGAAACCAGAAGCAATGCGTAGTTATAATGATGATTTGGTTATGAGCTTGGCAATTGCATGTTGGGTGAGAGACACTGCTCTAATAAGCAACCAGCGGGATTTAGAATACAGTAGGGCGATGCTCGGTGCGATCACGAAAAAGTCGGTAGAGCTTAACACAACCATCCCCGGCATGGTAGGATATACCAAAGAACAGAAGCGTCGAGACATTGAGCAAGAGATAAAAAGTTTGTCTTGGATTTATAAAGGGTAGAAATTTATGGCTGGAAAGAAAAATAATAATCGTAATGCAGAATCCCCTCTCTTTAAAAGACTAACAAGGCTTTTTTCGGGTCCGATTGTCAATTATAGAACACAGACCCAGAGACGTTTCAAGCAGAGGCAGCTTTCTCAACAGTCTTCAAGATTCAAGGATATTGCAGGCAATCAGTTTCGGGCGACCGCATACAATCCTCTGGATAATCTTAGTACCGCTCTTATGCAAACGGCACAAAGAGCAGAGAGGTATTCTGATTTTGATCAGATGGAGTATACGCCTGAGATTGCGTCTGCTCTTGATGTTTACGCCGACGAGATGACTACCTTTACTGCCCTGTCTCCGATGTTGAAGATTGATTCTTTCAATGATGAGATCAAAGAAGTTCTTTTTCAGCTTTATAACAACATAATGAATCTTGAACATAATTTGTTTGGGTGGTGTCGCACTCTTTGCAAGTATGGCGACTTTTTTCTTTATTTGGACATTGATGAAGATAGGGGGATCACCCACGCAATGGGAATGCCTCCGAACGAGATAGAGAGGCTAGAGGGGGAAGACAAGACCAACCCCAACTATGTTCAATTTCAGTGGAGTTCGGCTGGACTCACTTTTGAGAACTGGCAAATTGGACACTTTAGAGTTCTTGGAAACGACAAATATGCTCCGTATGGCACTTCAGTTTTGGAGCCCGCCCGTCGTATTTGGCGACAATTAACCCTGCTGGAAGATGCGATGATGAGTTATCGTATTGTGCGCTCCCCCGAACGGCGAGTATTCTACATTGATGTTGGTAATATTCCACCCGCAGAGGTGGAGCAGTTTATCGAAAAAGTTCAAAGCCAAATGAAGCGGAGGCAGATCGTTGACCCCAACACGGGTCGGGTTGACCTGCGCTATAACCCAATGAGTATTGATGAGGACTATTATGTTCCCGTGCGTGGGGATGGAAGTACACGAATTGAAACCTTGGCAGGAGGTCAATACACTGGCGATATTGATGATGTAAAATATTTGAGAGATAAGTTGTTTTCAGCACTGAAGGTTCCTATGTCATATTTGGCAAGAGGCGACGGTGCAGAAGAAGACAAGACGACCTTAGCACAAAAAGATATTCGCTTTGCGAGAACTATTCAGCGGCTACAGAGAATTATTATTTCGGAACTAGAAAAGATTGGCATTGTTCACTTGTATACTCTTGGGTTTCGTGGTAACGATCTGCTTAATTTTAAACTACACCTTAATAATCCCTCTAAGATTGCAGAACTGCAAGAGCTAGAACACTGGAGAACCAAGTTTGATATTGCCGGTGCCGCCACAGAAGACTTTTTCAGCAAGCGATGGATTGCCACCAACTTGTTTGGCATGGCAGAAAAGGAATTTGTACAAGTACAGCACGAGCTTATGCACGATAAGAAATTTGATGCCCACAAGGAAGCTATTGCTGAAATTGAAGGAGAAGCCTTCAAGGCTCATTATGCCGGTGGCGAAGGTGGCGGCGAAGAAGGCGGCTTAGGTGATGAAGGTGGAGATGAAGGTGATGACAGTGCCCTTCTTGCCGCACCCGGTCGTCGTGGCGACGGAGGCTATATAACCCCCGGCTCCAAGGGGAAGGTTTACCACCCAGTCAAGAGCGACACGAGAGATATGGGCGCACGGCAAAGAAATATTAAAAGCCAATATGCTGGAGAAGTGGCGAGTTCGACCAGTAGAAACATATATAAAGGCGGCAATGAATTAAGAAGCCTAGCAAGGGGTATTTATGAAAACAAGCAGCCTAGTTATAGTAACGAAGAAAAGCGTGTGCTGGAACTAAACATGGAAGTTCAGGAATTGCTAAGAGGTTTGGAGGATAAAAGTGGCGATGGCGACAAATAAAAGAAAATTTAAACACAACAAGAAGCGTAATACTGCTTTTTTGTATGAAGCACTTTTGCAAGAGTTGACAAAGGCTGTTGTGGGCAAGCAGTCGAAAAGACAGGCTGTGGTTGTTGGCATTATAAAGGAACATTTTTCTCCGAAAACTGTTCTTGGTAGTGAGTTGGGATTGTACCGCTCTTTATACGAGACTCAGGGAATGGACGCCAAAGATGCCGAGAGATTGGTTGTCGAAGTGCGCCGCCAACACGAGAGAAAAGTAGATCCGAAGATTTTATTCAAGGAGCAAAGCTCGTTGATTAAGAAAATTAATATGACACTTTCTTCTGGCGTATATGCAAACTTCGTGCCAAACTATAAAGATTTCGCCACTATTGCTCAAATGTTCAGCGACAAAACTTCAGCGAAAGAAAGCATCCTGCTGGAAAAACAAATCGTTGCGAACATTTCAAGCTCCGAGGAAGAGGAAGTTCGACTACAACCAATTGATAACTTGACATACAAGACTTTTGTCGAGAAGTTCAATGAACAATATGATGGGGTTCTGTACGAAGAGCAAAAGGATCTCTTGATGCGGTTTATTTTTTCCTTTTCCGACAACGCCGTGGCGCTGAAGACATATTTGAATGAAGAGGTTGGAAGACTTCGCAGCGTCATCAAGGAATCTCTTAACCTTAATGAAATTAAGGCAGACAGTCAAATGCGTGTGAACACAGAGAAGGTTCTTGATATTCTAGACAGCTTCAGAGAAAGACGGGTTGACCGAAAATACTTGTCAGAGGTGATGAAAATCCAACAGTTGGCGAGAGAGGTACAAGAGTAATGGCGATTACATTTAAGGTAGGAACAACGCCTGAAGTTGCGGCAGAGGAAGAGCAGCCAAAACCACAAGCGTCTATAGAGTTAATTGCTAGGACGACTCTGGATGGCAACTTTGCAATTTTCGATCATTTGGATGTTGACATTGTTGTGATGCCTGATAAAAACAAAGTGGTCTGTTTCGCAAAAAAAGAAATGAGCGATGGGGTCTATGATGTACAGAAGAGAATGTTTGAATTTCTTCGCAAGAGAGGAGTTATTATTCCCGAGACTGTGATGGGTGGCAACGTGTATGGCTCTTTGGAGGCGGTATACCCTGCGGAATCAGATATTGCGGACCCCACACAGGCAGTTATTTTTTCTATTGGTAAATTTATCGAAGAAGAGCGCCCGTACTTTATGTGGGATGCTGCTCACAAGGCAGAAGAGGATGAAAGAATCTTAAACCCGCCAGACGACGAAGCTACAGATTTTGACCCAGCCATGCACGACCCAAACAAGGGAATGCAAAAAGATGTTCTTGGGATGCCGTCGAACATTTACTCAACCAACTGGTACTCAGTATATTAGGGGTACTCCATGCTTGAATTGATCTATTTCGTGGCGGCTTCCTACGGCATGACCCAGATTTTGGTCTACTCTTCACTCTTCAATAAAGTTCGCCCGCCAAAAAGCTGGTTGCGTGGGTTTGGTGAATTATTTCACTGTCCAATGTGCATGGGCTTTTGGGTGGGCGTGTTTTTGTGGGGAATAAATTGCCAGACGGAACTATTTAATTTTGGATATAATGCGGCAAATGCGTTTGTTCTAGGTTGTCTTAGTTCGGGAACATCATATATAGGCAATATGGTATTTGGTGATTGCGGAATTAAGATTGAACATAAGGAATCAAAAACTTGCTGCCCAAGTCCAGACAGTTATATCGGAGGTGAGAAATGATGTACGGAGATGCTAGTTTTAAGCGGTGGATGCTTCAACCTGTTCGTCTTTGCAAGAACGGTTGCATACTCGGGCGGGTAGCGCCCGCTTATAAATTATAAATGTGGAGAACTGATAATGAGTGACAAATTTCTCTTAAGAGAATATTATGAATTGTGTGAGGGCGGCGTATGTCAAGACCTTCTCACAGAGGAAGAAAAGATAGAAGTTGCCAACGGTGCGATGTACCTGACTGGCGTTATGCAGAAGGCGAACAAGCTGAATGGCAACGGCAGGATCTATCCTCGTCATGTGCTCGTAAGAGAGGTTCGTAATTATCAAAAGATTGTTAACGAGGCAAGAGCTTTGGGAGAGCTAGATCATCCTGAAGATTCGGTCGTCAATCTTAAGAATGCTTCACACATGGTCACGAAGGTCTGGTGGGATGGTGATGCAGTCATGGGGAAGGTTAAAATTCTTGACACCCCATCTGGCGGCATCCTCAAATCACTGGTCGGCAGTGGGGTTAAGCTTGGGATCTCTTCACGAGGTCTTGGGTCGGTTCATGAAGACAATAGCGGCAACACAATTGTAGAAGATGATTTTCAGTTGATTTGTTTTGATTTTGTGTCCGAACCGTCAACCCCCGGTGCCTACATGATGCGAGAGAATAAAGATCGAAGTCGAGATTATTTTACAAAGGCAGACAGAATTAACCGTATCTTGAATGATATTGTTGGTGGTGAATGATGGATAAAGATGAGTTGAAGAAGATTTTAAAACCTTTAATCAAGGAGTGCATTAAGGAGGTGATGTTTGAATCAGGTGTACTTTCAAAGGTTGTATCGGAGGTGGCTCATGGGCTGGGTACTCCCCTGAGAGAAGCTGCTCCCCCTAGACCTCAACAACCCCAAGAAGAGATTGTTGATGAAGGGGTAGGGGCTCAACGGCAGGAAATTAATGAGAAGCTAAACAAGTACAAGAGGGAGTTTGCCAACAAGGTGGGTAAAGAGAATTACGGCGGGGTTGATCTTTT